ACGGCAAAGTTCTTTTATCGTAAAATACTTCATACATCATTTGATTTAATATAAACATACACTACATTTGCAGAAACCTTTGTTTGAACTTTAAGTTTGTGCTAAAAAGGGAAGGGAGCCGTTGCGAAACTCCTTCCTTCCCGCGAATTAATAATCACTTGGCGGTTTTCGTCCCCCGCATCCTCGGACATCACACCGTTTCATTTCAGCCTCTTTCAGTTTTAATTCTGTCTCATGCCGTTTATGAACTTCGTCCAAATGGGCACTTTGAGACTGGCGCAGCTCGGCATACAAACCGTCTATTTTCGTATCACGTTGTGCTATTCGTTCTTCCAACCAGGCAATTTGTTTGCGTTCATTCTCATTCTCCATAGCATCGGCAGAAGCATCCTCTTTACGGGCGTCTGTCTTTCGGGACACCCACCATTTTAAAAGCTGTTTGATTCCCTCGATACCACCCAAAGCTGTAATCAATATTACCCAGTCATTAACATTCATAACAGCAGACAAAAAACGGTAAGATAAACACTCAGGAAAAGGCTGCACTCTACCCAGAACATAGGCCTTTGGTAGCGGTATGTCAAATAAATACAGGAAGCGAACAATAACAAAGGAAACAGCCAATATCCCGTCAGGCAGATCCAGACCAACGAAGCTACACCACAAACTCCGGTAGCGATATAATGTACCTTGCCTTCAAGCTCCAACTTAAAGCAGGGCGCAGCGCCTACAAAAATAAGACCAGTACCGGAAAGGAAAGCGAGAAACTGTATCTCCACAGGAGACACATCCAGCCATGCGGGGAGAAGTAAAAAAGCCGGGACAATCATAGCCGCTTGGAACAGCCATTTGGGACGACCCCGTTTATCAAGCTGATAATAAGTGTCGCTCACACTCCAGGGAATTCCCTGCATGACACTGATAGCATATACGATATACGCTACAATCAAAACTAAAGAAATCAACATACAAATCATAACTCCGAATTTTAATTTTATCCAAAATTATAATTCCTTATATTCAAATCGTCCTATTTATATTACATTCCACTGACACAAAATGTCAACATGAGTACTACTGATTTTCTACCCTACTCTATCTTTTTCACATTTTTCTTATATTCCCCTTACAGATATACTTCAGAAGCCTATATAAAGCCATCCATTTTCTATTTTTTGCCTTGAAAAGTAGTCTTAGTCCCGCCAGAACTTAGAAACATCGGGCTGAAGGTGCCATTCATCAATTCAGCCGGAAAAGTAGAAACATGGGAGTTCCAGGGCGGGACGTTTACAAGTGCCGGTAGTTGGAAGCAAATACCCAATCAGGCAATGATTGAACGAATTGATAACGATATATTCAACTTAAACGCCGATAAGATTGACATAGATGGAACTTACGACAAAGAGATAACATTAGAACTGTCTCCATCGGCAGTTTGGCAATCCCTTAAGAATATTTTCCCCGAAGGGAAAGATTGTACCATTCACATTGATAACCCGAATAAGCAAACTATATTCTTGGCGTTCTCGTCTGTATCTCCATATCAAGGCCAACAATACTTCTATCCTGATTTTGTCGTTAAAGGGATGAATCATGAAACTATTAGTAAAACAGGTAAAGCTCCTAACAGGTCAGAATATCCATATATATTTTTTAAGGCAGCAGATGACAGCAGCATTAAAACGACAATATCTGCCGGTGAAAATAAAAACATATTTGACGACATCAATAAGGTTTCCAAAAATGTTAATCAGAAAATAGAAGAGCAGAGCCAAATTATCTCGGGCATACAGGATAGTATTGGCGGCAAAGAGATAAATGTTGATATATATCCATTTAAGATTCAGTTTCAGTCATTAGAGAATACATTTCCTGACAACAGTACTTTGAATGTTGACTATGCTAAAACTAAAGCGGCTTGGACTGAGGTTTATTTCAGCAAGTCAAGTGATAATAGTACAGATGGAGTACAAATATACAGAAGTAATAAGGTTGAATCAGGCAGTAAACAGATTGTTGCACCGTCACCATCTGACTATCCTTATATAATTTATAAGGGATATGATTTGGATGCAACTGTATCTATATCATACACTTTTCCAACTATTGATGAAAAAATAGAAGAGACCAATAAAGAGATAAAGTTGTTAAACAAATTAGACACGCACATACCGACATTACAAGAAACAGCATCAGTCAGTATAATGCTGGATTACATTGATGCCTTTTTTTCCTGGTGTGACGTGGCGAATCCAATGGGTATTCCAATTACCTGTTGCCTTAATGCCTTTATATATAAAAACAGGTCTATCCAGGACAAGGAGAAATTCAAGTCGTTAATACAAGCTGGGAATGGTTTTATAGCGCACGGGTGGAACCCGCATAAAGGAAGTAATAACTTCAGTGATGCTGAGTTTGAAGATACAATCAAATCGGCCAAAGAATACTTTATTTCTCAAGGGCTGAAAACCGAGGGGTGGTGTCCTCCTGAGAATTATATGGATGCCCATAGTGCAGTAATATTATCCAAGTATTATAATTATTCCATCGGAACAACCGGCCAGAGGTATTTCAACGGTGAAGCCAGGTTTATCACTGCCAGCACTAATAGATGGTACATCCCAAGGCACGGAATGGATAATGCAGAGTTGGTAGATTATTCATTGTCTTTACTTGATGAAGCGGTCAAGTATAAAAAGCATCTTGCTCTGTATGCCCATGATACCGCTACTACGACAGACAGAGAGAGGATTTTAAATGCCATCAAAGATTATGCAGATAAAGGGCTGCTTGTTGTCGTTGATGCTAATACGCAATATACTTCCCTGCTTAAAACCTGGAGAAATAATATATCTATGGTTAAGCCTGTATTCCCGTTTGTCGGGAGTGCTTATTTCGGTGAAGGGGTTAAGGTGTGCACTAATTATGGCACCAGAGAAAAAATAAAAATCTCTTTTACAGGCACTCCTACCAATGGAGTTATTACGCTGAAAGAGTATACCACTACATTATTCAGAAGCGAAAATATAGACAATGAGGTAGAAGGTACTTCATACACTAATAAGCCGTGGAGTGTGGCCACTACTGACGATATGTCTGTACTGGATATATGTACGGCGCTTGCATCCATACATTTGGCTTGTCATACGATGATTAATATGGGAGACCATTTGATTGTGGAAAGTGATGTGCCGAGAAAATGGGCTAATACGATTTCAGTCGCAGAAAACACAAGCGGTCTTGAAGTTAGTATTGAAGTGTTGGATAATGGGGTTGATCCTACTTTCCAATAAGGTTAACACAAATTCATCCCGGACTGTGAAGTTCCGGGATGAGTGAAAAGCAAAGTATGAAATCGTTTATTTTATATACATTGGTCTTGCTGGGATGATTTTCTGCAACTGTTTACCAACTCTTTTATTTCAGATTCGATAAAGTCTATGTTTAAAGGATTATATTTCTGCATATTAGTAAAAATGTCATTCCAGTAGATATAGAACTGGGTAAAACATTTTTGGTTTTTAGTCGGGGATACTTCTGCATATCCATCATTTATATAATCAAAAAAACTATTATGGTAATGTGCTGTAGAATGGTTGCGTTTAGGAATTATCCATCTTTCAAAATCCTTTTTCCATTTTTTTAAAATATGTATTATTTCTTTTTTTGATTCAGGATGTGGATTATAATATAATGGGCTATTTGTTTTGGTCATAATGTCTAATAAAGATTTCATTATCTCATGCATTTTCATTAAAGCTATATTCAAAAAGAAGCAGCCTTCATATTTGTTGGTTGCAGATACTATCTTATTGAAACAGATAGTAACATCAAGTCGAGCAGCCAATAATAGAGCATACACCTCTGTCTTTTTTATTTCATTAAGTGAATGGTCGCTTAATATAGTTTCTCCCTTTTTTAAGTCGGTAATACTTTTATGAAGTTGATACAAGAACTCACTCATTTTCTCAATGTCATGTTCATGCATACTGCTATTTTTGTTAATTGTTTCCATAGTGATTTTATTAAATAGAGATTGCAAGATAGAAATAATAAAAAAGATATACAACTTTACTATGATTATATATTCAGGTAATATTTATTATCCTACTATACAATAAAACAAATCCGGTAAATCGATGGATAACCTTCTGTACATTTCAATCTGTCCGGCCTGATTCGGGTGCAAATTGTATGGTTGGGTGTTCCTGGAAAACAGGCTCTCATTCGGAAGTTATGATTCATCATTCACCGGATTGTTACCCAAAGCAGTAGCTATGTCGTATCTTGCCCCGATTATACCGTTCTCAGCCGACCAGCTTTCTATCATGGCATTCACATACTGGTGTTTTCTCTCTTCCACCGCACTCGTATAACAGACATTGTAACATAAATACAATTTACATCCAATAGCGTCACACCGTTGCTTCAGCGTATTGAACAGTCCCGTACTGTTACCGCCGTTGGCTCCGATATTGACAACCATCCTTTTAGGTCTGTATATGTCGAACTCCGTGCTGAAGCGTTGAAGTATGGCTTCAATCGTACACCCGCCACGAGCGGCAATCATAACTTTGTGATTGGGATGTTCGGTCCTGAACAGTTCGGCAACCCGATAGCGTAAATCCTCTACGCAGAACCCCTCCGTTATGCTGTCTCCGACGAATACGACATCCGGCTCTTTTAATGTGCAGATGTCGATATACCGAATAATCGGCATGTCACTGCCTTTATCAAGGTAAACATACAAAGGCCCGTTTTGGGCACCGACCGACCATACCGTATCGTCACAGATAATTTCAGTGCTTCTGCCGGACAGGTAGCTTGTCAGCCGGAAAATGTTTGTCCGTCCGTTCTTGATGATGTCAATTACATATTCACCGCTTCCAAAGCTATCAGAGAAACCGGTTTCCCCCCAGATTTCATCGGATACACTTTCCGCATACGCCAACGGACCCGCCAGCTTGTACATACCTAACTTCTGAGTGGACATATCCACATAAAATGTACTTGGTACGACACCTTTCCCTATACCCTTTGAAGCAAACGCAAGTATGAGCCTGTTATCAGAACCTAAATGCAGCTTCATCCGGATATGCCTGATGTCACAGAAATAATCCTTGTCTATCTTTAGGTAATTACCGCTTCCGGTATTGGTAGCCTTGATTCCGTCTGTATCTTTTATCCAAGTGGTGTTGCTGAAATCGGTTATATCACTACCGGAGAACAGCTTTACCATATCTTTCAACCCGTAAATGGACTCAAACAGGGATATTTCACTTGTGTTGCTCAGCAACACCCCTTCTGAATGTGAGAGTGTATATACTCTTCTGCCTTCTTGACTTAACTCTATTATTCTCTCCATATCAATGTATCTCTTTAAAAACTGAATAAGACGTCATGCTTCCAAAATTATTCTCCAGCCCGGCAAAGCGAGCCTCGTAACCTTCTACGATTTTGTTTCCAATACAGGAATATTCTATGGGCTTGCCATTAACCTTGCTGTATGAATGAAAACGGACATATCTTGCATTGTCCGGATATTCTGAACGTTCCAAAACAAGCTCCGGATATTGCCTGACCACACTTTGTCCACCCGGTGAAATCGTCTTTATTATCTTTCTGTCGGCATCGTAGAATACGCCATAGGGGAATGAAAGGATACATGCACCATTCACTACAAAGCGGTCATAAACGGTCAAATCCAGATAATCCGTAGCGTAAGCATCCGGATAGGCGTCAGAAGTAAGGTCGCTGCCGTTTTGGGCAAACAGGCAAGGATTAAATGGAAATGGAATGGAAATATCCTTGTTCCCACCGTAAGCATCAACCTCAAGCCCTTTTATTCGTCCGTCGAACAAAGGAACTTTACCGGACAAATCTTTAATACGATTATCCAAGTCTTCTTTTGTCGCATTTTTGAAATACTTCTTTTGTGTAGTTGTATAGACATCCGTATTGGAAGGTCCGGTATAATGGTTCTTGGAATCTGCGAGAATGATAAAGACATGGGTGTATCCTGCAATGTGATAATTGTCGAGCCATTGGCTGTTTCGGAAGGATGTACCATTATCTGTGGAGTAACAACATACAAAATCCGCATTCTCATCAGTCTGGAAATCGAAAGATTCCCCTTCCACATCTACAATATCACTGACGAAGTAAGGACCTTCCTTGAATGCTCCCGTAGCATAGTCCCTATTTCCTTTCTGCCAGCCCCAATCTGAAATGAATTTGGCATTTGTGTTGTTGGCTTCTTCCAGTAACAGGTCTTCTTGTTTCAACTTCATAATTTCGGTTCTTTGTACTTGCTGCTTCCAGCCACTGACATCAGTAAACGTCCCGTCCTGGAACTCCCACGTTTCTACCTTGCCGTCCGAATTGATGAATGACACCTTCAGCCCGATGTTTCTAAGTTCTGGCGGGACTTGGACGATAGCCGTCTCAAGTGTATATCGGTTTGTTCCACCGGTACCCGAAGTAGGATGATGGACGGAAACATTATATTCAGTAATGGTACCAGTCATTGTATCTACTACGTCCTCACAAAATGAGCCTACTCTTGCAGAAGTATTAGCGCCGTCCTCAACTTCATTTTTTATTTGAGTTGCCCTTTGTCTTAATGTATTAAAATTTTCTTTCATAATTATTCACCCAAAATTCTACATGTTACACGGTTTGCGGTCAGTCCCCCATTTCCTCTATACAGTGGAAAAGATTCTCTATTATCATTCAAGTAACGTACACACTCCTTCAAATATCGGTCTGCCACAGAAAAAGCATCATTATAAGCCATAAGCTTTTCTTTAAAATCAGAACGGGACGAATACTCGTTATCCTTACTCATAAATCCTAAACGGGTAACACTACCATCCCCATTCTTCACTATACGGGCATAGGTATAATAAGCTAAAGCGGCTTTTAATCCCACAAAAGAACGTCTTCCACCACATTGTACATCATAAGAACTTCCATCGAGTAACTCACTATAATTATCCGGATGTTCTTTCACGTCCAAGAACAGTGCATCACCCAAAGCCGACTTCAAATCAATATTCTCTGACTCTCGGATATAGGTTTCTATCTTTTCCGTATCTATATGTACTGACATCGTACGGGCCAACTTAGAAACTTCATCCGTTGTTATTAGATACTGTTGCATTTCTTACGTATTTAAGAGGTTGTACACTAAAGTCATTAGAGGGGTTAACAGGTTCATACCAATGTTCAAAGATTTTCTGAAAAGCACGTTCAATCATTCGCTGTTGTTTTGATACAATAGAGTTATAATACTCAAAAGCATCTTCCAAGATATCACCGGAAAAACCCACCTTACCAATACGAATACAATACCAAGGTTCCTGCCCAAAAGCGGAATAAACACGCTCTACCACACTGGCATCGGTAACTGTAAAATCTTTATCATAGTTCTTGGGACTGATATCTAAAAACTCCGGCTTTTCTTCATCAGATTCCAATATTGTTTCTAAGATTTTATTGGCATTAGTGTCTCCTTGTAACTGTTCAAAAGTCTCAGAGAATCCGGTATCTTCTGTTTGATTATCATCTTTAATTTGATTTCCATTTTCATCAATGCGAACTGATGCAGAACCTTTTTTAGTGATAAGCATTCCAGAAGGCATGAAATTACAGCGTACATTACGGTACTTCACATTGGCTAATCCTTCATCCGTACTCATTTCCGTAATCACCCGGTCAGCCCTTCCGACAGGATACACAAATTTTCCTGTGTTACTAATCCATAATATCTGTCCTTTATAGTTTTCAATTCCTCCTGCAGCACGAATCTGTGCATACACCACTTCTTTACAAGGATTAAAAACATCGATGAACTCTACATTCTCCTGTACAACCTTAATAGCCTTACCCTTACGAGTTTTCTTTCCTATCCAATCCGGATGAACCGCAATCTTTGCAATATATCCGGTTTCATCTTCTTCTAATAAACGGCAATTCTCAAAGGGGACATGCTGTATCTCTACTATATCAGCAAACATATTATAGTTTACATGTATTGCTATCCCATCATAATCCGCAACATCCCTACAAACAAGAGCATGAATATCATCTGCCGTATCCCCACGACGGTTAACTACATATTCAGAAAAAGCGACCTCACGGAAACCGTTTCCTTCTATAAAATTGGCATAACGTTCCGCACATTCACTGCCCGTTGAACTCGCTGCAATGATATTTCTTAAATGTTGGGGATATAGGTTATCATCACCATAGCTTTGAATGCCAAGATTACGTAAGTATCCCGTATCAACACGCCTATTACTTTTCTTCTTTAAATCATTTACATTCATTGTTCCGTGAGGTCATTTTTATTCTACCATTTCTCTGGCTACTCCATTGTCCGCCACTTCTTGTTCTGGTTCAAGAAGGGATTGGGCTTTTTTTATATGAGCATCCAATAACTTAACAGTCACTTTTTTCCCGTCTACTTGATAAGTTTTAAACGCTTCTTTCACTATTTTGACAGTAGCACCTTCCACTTGGAAAGCTTTCACTAATTCTGAAACTAAAGTCTCATCCAGAGCCGTAACCGGATTCTTGCGTTTTTCAACCCTTTCCTCCCAATCAGAAGGCGTTAAAGCAAAAAACACTATCCCTTTAGAATTTCCCGCAAGAAATCTTTCTGCCGCTTCATCAGTTAGATTATCATTGGTATACATTTCACCACTCCCAAAGCCAGCCTGGAGTAAGACACCATTTTTCAATGCATAATTTGATTTTTCTTTCATCTTTCCGTATTTTTTTAAATATGAATACATCTCAATCACAGCATCACGATAGCAATCACTACATGAAGTTCTAATAAAAGTTCGTCCGAAGACTTCATGATATATTACTTCAATGTCTGATTTATCAGAAGAAGAGAGGGGGAGTTTACCCCCCAACTCTTTCAATTTATCAACCACTTCTAAAACTGTCATACCTCTACTCTGCCGGTTCGGCCGTTAAAGTATTAATAGCAGTTTTAGTAGCTTCATAACTTGTTTTATACAAGAATAAAGCTGACTTTGGAGCTTTCTGTTCTTCGAGTGTTACAGTCCATCCGCCTTCTGTATCTTCACTATACTTATTGTTTTCAATAGTAGTAGCTGTAAGACCTTGATAATATCCAAAAACCTGAAAAGCGGCATCGCCCGGATTTGCTTCTTTTTGTAACCCCTTATATTTATTTTCCAACACTACAACGTAAGAACCGTTAGCCAAGCCGTCAATAATATCTGCACAAACATCCGGATCATTAGCTAGAATCACAAGTACAAGAGTGTTTATGAATGAATTGCGATATGTACCAGTAGCCAAAGCTGTGGTAGTTCCTGTAAATGGAGCCTTTCCTGGTACAATAACTTTATATGCTTTCTTTCCCGTCTTCATGGCTAGTGTCTCAATCACATTCTTACGGGTAGAATTGAATAGTGTTGCAGCAAAGTCTACATCTGCACGATTCATTATCACACCTTCCTGCTCCAAACCTTGTACAACTGGATCATCACAAGACGGAGAAATATCTTTCTTCAAAATATCATCGCATACTCCCATAAATACCTCCTTTCCTAATATGCAACTTGTATCAGATTATCCTCGCCAATCATAGAACCAAGTTTACCTGTAGAATAGATATAATTCTTACGGGATTTTCTTTCAAACCAGATATCAAGGTCTGACATAGGGTTATCACCTTCACAGCCGTACATCAGATTGTCCGGAGAACACAGAACAGCACGATGGGGAAGATTCAATTTGGTTTTATCATTCTGATATGCTTGGATAAATCGATCCCAAATTGAGCATTTTACAACTGTAACACCGTCATACTCCCCTACTTCAAGTCCGTCAAAAATAACTTCCCAAGGCATAATAACCTTATATTTTTCTCTCACGTCACGAGATAAAGAATCACACAATGATTTCGTAGCAAAAATTGCATGTCCGGACTTTTGGAAAATACGGCTATCCGCATCTTCAAGCATTGCATCAAATATAGAAGTTGCAGCACCCAATTCTTTCATTTTGGATTTTTGCAAAGCATAAGATGCTTCAGCATTGGCTGATATGACAGTATGTTGGCCTGCATTATCTGTACATATAGCAAACAGACGTTTAAAGAAACCATCGCATGTCTTAAACAATTCTACATTCAAACCATCTGTAATTTGCCCGGACCCCTCAACATTAGCAGCATCCTTATCTCCAAACCAGGTAAAGCGCCACAACATTTTCATCATTGCTTCCGTTAGCTTCGGAAGGACGATTCCATCCATATACTCAGTAGAAGTAAGGTCCGCAATATTAGTACCGGTTTTTAGGCAATATTTAGCAATAGTGTTTTCCAAATCCTCATAACACATTTCCAATGGAACTTGCCAATCACCAATTTCCCAAATCTTTTGGGCTGCAGCAATAGCCACCTTTTGATATGTAGGATCACATCCAGAGCCTGCGATACCCACATCCTCCATTTCACCAATAAAACCAACTTTCTTGCCATTGGTCACTTTAGGCATGAACGTCATAAAACGCTCCATATCCTCATTCTGAAAGACTGTCAATTCAATCAAGTCTTTCAAATCCTTCACCGCCTGATTGTCCGGTGTCAATTTTGAAAAATCCAAAATAGGCATACTCAAATCTCCTTTCTTTACTTTTTAGCTCGCTTTTCTCTTTCTTCTCTCAACTTCCTCTGAATAGGTGTTTCCTCTGCATTGGCCTGAGGATCAACAGTTGTCTTAAAAGTCTGGGCACGTAAAGAAACCCTGTAGGTTGAGCAATGCTTCGCCAACCAATTTTCCCCACCTGCCATCTTTACAGCATTCAGAATCTTATTGTCCTCAACTGTACGGGCGTTAACTTTCAAAGCCGCATTTTCCGCTTCAAGTTCTTCAATGCGGGCCTTCAAAGCCTCAATCTCCTCATCACCATTTTCTTCCTCCTGATCTTTAATCTCCGTAATTACTCCATCGGTTACGATGATAGTCTTCCCATCAGGCATAACATGTTCACCGTCAGGAGACGCGGCATCCCCGACTTGCGGTTCTCCCTCTTCACGTTCCACCGTCAGTATATTACCTTCGGCGTCTGTCAACTCCATAGATATTACTGGAATATCCTCAATCTTTTGATAGCCACATTTGGCAAGCAACTTATCAATGATAGATTGCTTCACTGTCACTTGTTTTTCTTTGTTCATTTTTTTACTATTAAGTTTATAATCGATTCCTTTTGCTGTAGTTGGGACAAGAACAGCAGATATAAATCCTAATTGTTTTGCAACCTCTCCACCAAACCATGTTTCTTTATTCATTTGAGTTTCCAATACGTTTGGCTCTGTCCCTGTCCTTTCAACATAGACAGCTAACATCTTAGCTTTTTCCGTTTCCAAACTTGATTTAAGGGTTTCTATCGTTTCAAGGTCTAAGACATCGTCATACTTTGCCAAATATGGTTTGTGAATGAGAAACTTTGCATGGGGATAAGCCTTTCTGCGTTCCAACGGTGCAGACAGTAGAATAATTGTCGCCATAGAAGCACATCTTCCAACAACAGTACAAGAAATTTCCTTACCCGATGCACGTAATGCATCATAAATTGCATACCCCTCAACTGTATCACCACCGCATGAATGTATTTCAATATCAATTGTAGGGTCAGCCGGGTCAAGCCATGAAAGAAAATATTGAATATCTGGAAACGAAAGCCCTTCATCTCCGGTCAAATACCAACTCTCCAGCTTATCTCTATCAGCTACAATGTCCTTATTAATGTATAATTTTGCCATATCACATAATTGTTTGTAACAAAGGTAGAAAACAGGATACGGCTTGAAGAATATAAGGAGTTCATTCCACTGACACGCTCTGTCAGTAACTTTTAGCAATAACAAGAACAGTTCTGATAGAATTAAAAGACATACATTTATAGATTGAAATATGAAAATTCCCCCATTCTTACCTTGCATTTCCAAAATCAAGGCAAAAATAGGGGAATACCTCTGTTTCAGCTTATAAATATCAATAAGACTAATTCACTTTTCTATTTTCAAATAGTCTTTTGTTTCTATATTACTTTATTTCCCAAAATCGATACCCAGAAGCTTCATTATAAAAGGAGCTATATCCGTTTGTTTCATAACTGGTAATTCCTTTTTCTCAATCCCGCATCCAAATGCTACTAATGTCGTAGGGTCAATACCTGATAGATAGCCATGCTTACCTCCAAATTTCTCTATAACATCCGCTCCGGTACGAGCAGTAGCAACAGCTACTCCTTTTACGGGCTCCAACGCAAACGCCACTTCTGGGTCACACCCTACCTTGCCTAATTCTTCTTTTTCTACTATACGGAATAATGCTTGGGTCGTATCTGGTAATGAAGTCAGTTTTTTGCGAATTTTATCCAAAGTAGTTTGATCATTCTTGTCTTTTAGATAAAGAAACATCATAGCTCCTGCTCCATGAAAGCAAGCTTTCCACTCTCCTCCGGGTTTTTCACTCAACAAACCTTCTTGCACTAACCATACGTTCGGAACAATACTTCTACTATAGTTCACAAAGCCGTGGTCACCGCATACAATTACGGTAGTATTGTATAATAACTTATTCCGTTCCAAATTCTCCAGAATCAACCCTACAGCATGGTCGGCACTTCCTACTGTTGCACTCACTCTGTCAGACCTCAATCCTGTAGCATGTTGGGCATAGTCAGTAGTAATCAGATGTATTGTCATTAGATTGGGTTTATAGGTATTCATAATATAATTGGCCATTGCGGCAGTGCGAGCATCTCTATCCATAGAACCAGCACTAAAGTTTTTATGGTTTAATTTTCCAGTGGCTTCCCGTTCCAACTCATCTAAAAAGCCTTTCGGAGTACAGTAGGGCTTGATGTATTCCAATTGATTGGCAACGGGCTTTACCGACCAAAATTCAGGTACATTATAATGAATGGATTTTGCTCCTACAGATACAGGCCAAAAAAGAGAGGCTACGATCAACCCGTTTTGGTTTGCAGAATCCCAGATTGTAGTTGCTTTGATAGAGTCTGCATACCAATAGCTTACATTTCCTGGTCTGTTCTCTGTAAAAGGAGAGTTATAATAGATACGATGTTGAACAGGTTCTACTCCTGTCACAATAGTTATGTGTGAAGGGTATGTAGCTGTCGGAGTAATTCCTTTGATACGTTCCACAAACAATCCATCCCTCTTCATTCTTTTTAAGTTGGGTGAAGGCATTGTACTATCTGTTACCATTTCGGATCTCATTCCATCAATGGTAATAAGAATGACGTGTTTAGAACGGTCGGCAGCAGTCACGGTGCCTATTAAACAACTACATAAAAACATTAAAATATTTCTTTTCAGTTTCATCGTTTGATTAGTTAAAGAAAGGAGCCACATATTCTGAAGATTTATTTTGTACGATAACACGATTCATATTGTATTTAATAACTACTGTTTTAGTATCCTTATTCATTTCGAAGGCATCCATCTCCTGATTTAAAGGAATAAAGGGAGGGATTTGAGCGGTTGTATAATTGGCAGCTGACGGAGTGTTTGCAGCTTCTGTTTCACATATCGGCAGCCGAATTCCTAAATCAGCTACCCGCCGTCCTTCTGCTATGAATATCTCCTGACGCATAAGATAAAGTATTTCCAGTAAATTATCCACTGTGGTTGGATTATCTATCATTGCTTCTGTGACAGAAGTTCCTGAAATGTAAGGAATAGAAATTAAATTGGGCATTTGACGATCAAGTACTAACCCACTTCTTAGTTCATCTTCAGCCGAAGCAGCTACTTTGTATTCGGAACTGTTGGGATATTCTTTGTATCCTCCGTTATAACGTCCTTCTAATTGGTCGTTAATATCGGTTTCTACCGGACGTTTTTTTACAAGTGCCAACAATTCCTTCAAAATACTTTTTGCTCCATTAAGATCATTATCAGCTAAAGCTGCTTCGGCCAAAATCAGATAAGCTTCTTCCGCTTTAGCTATACAGATAGGACGTGCTTCAGTTGCGCTGTTTTTCTGAAAATATTTCGGATCAAGAAAATCAAGTCGAGGCAACGGCTGAAAGTTTGTTCCGTAGATATATCCTTGTATAGAACTTTCTACACCGTTATCTCCATCATATTCAATCTGCTCTACAAAGTCCTTGGACAAGGCTAACGCATTATTTGAATATTGCACAGCATTTGTTTTGTCTCCTAACCTATAATAAGAGCGGGCTATCACTGTATTTATGAATGCTTTTTTACCAGCATCATTAGTATAGTTCAAAGCCTCTGTAAAGGTGAAAATCGCTAGATTCAAATTTTCCTGCCAACTTTTTACCTCTCCTCCGTTTTCAACAGGAAGCGCAAGAAAATACTCTCCTGCCAGTAAATAAGAAAAACCTTTTATATAATAAAGGTTGAAACGCTGAGCATCTGTAGTAGTCGCATCAGCTGCAGCCACCACTTCTAACCCCTGAATAGCGGTTTCACGTAATGTACCAATATGGCGTTGCAAGTTTGTGACATCCACATCTGTGTATAAGATTGTAGGGAAATCAAAAACTTTGCTGCTTTGGCTGTAATTATTGAAGTAATTATCAGATAGTATTTCTATGAGTTCCACATACGTACCTATAATGGTGGCAAATGAACGGTTGGCTCCATTTACCCAAGTACTCATTGCATTTGGAGTCTGCAAGAACGTCTTTTCGTCCACGTTAGGATTGATAATATCATTGGGCTGCAACAGCTCGCATGATGCGCATGATAAAGCTAAAGCCCCTAACAGAATATAGTTTTTTATCTTCATTTTTATTATTTCATTAAGAGTTGGACATTTTTAGAAAGAGATACGAATAGAACCTACATATTGCCGAGGAGTGGAGTATGAAGAATAATTTAGTCCACCTACGGCTACTGCACCTTGAGAACGGGCTCCTGCCAAAGCTGCTTCAGGATCTACAGAAGAAGCCGTAAAGGCAAACGGGTTATAGACATTAAAACCAAAATTGATGTTCTTCAAATACTTTTCAGGCTTATAGTCATAGGAAATCCCAATATTCCTAATTTTCACAAAATCCGATTTTTCTACGAAAAAGTTTGTAAAATTTAACCAATTGGCACCTTGATCTAATCCTTCCAAAGCTTTTTCCGGTATTGCACCGTCTTTTAATCCTTTGGAGAAACGGAATTGACGGTCAAACGAATGTACGTATGCTCCGTATTGATAATCACCGTTAATCATCAAAGACAGATTTTTATAGCTTGCAGAAAGAGAGAAGTTTCCATATCCGGTAGGGAGTGTGGACCCTAAATTCTGTAAAGGAAGAATTTCTTTTAATGAGTTATCCGAATTCAGTACAGCTTTGTAACCGCGGATGAAACCTACCGGCTGTCCTTCAGCTACTACAGTTTGCACTGTTCTTGACGAGAAACCACCAATAGCAAATGGTACTGCATTACCGATACTCAGAACCTTGTTATGGTTGGTGTTGTATGATGCATTCAAGCGAACATTCCAGTCTTTAGTATCTACCAGTTGCAATCCTACACTCAATTCAATACCTTTGTTCTCAATTTCCCCTACATTAGACAGATAGTTGGCCGACTGTCCAGATGAGGGAAGAGACGGAATACTGAAAAGGGCATCTTTAGTCAAAGCATAATAATAAGTAAAGCCAAGATTTAAAATACGATTAAAAAGAACCGCATTAAAACCCGCTTCATAAGAATGTTTCTTTTCTGGAGCCAAATCCGGGTTTCCATATTTACCGAAAGAAGCGGCTTGTTGTCCTTGAAATGAATTGAAAGCTACTGTGCGTTGATATTCAAAGGCTGGCGGATAGCTACCTGCCACACCATAGTTTGCCAAGATACGTACATTGTTAATAAAATTACTTTCTTTCAGACTTTGCATGAAGGGTTCTTCGGAAAGTACATAGGAAATTCCCACTTTCGGATAATACTGCCAACCTACATTGTCACCAAAAGCTGTGTTGTAATCCGAACGTAGTCCCAGATCTATGTAATAACGATCTAAAAAGCCGATATTCTCCTGGATAAAATAGCCATAGTTATATAGATAACTCAGCCATTCATTGGAAGTCAATGTTCCTGCCCCTGCTACAATTTGCGCACCATCTCGCACATTGGTACCATTATAAACAGATTGGTGGTCGTATGTGCTAAAAAATTGGAAACCAGCTGTAGAAATCAGACTGAAAATGTCCCTATAACGATATCTGTGTTGTCCATTTATATCGATAGTCAAACCAAAGTAATTACGGTCAAAATTAGAAATACTTCCCGCGTCTGACGTACCTTCTGGCTTTTGCTGGGTATGTATCAGATATTCATTGGTAATGATGTTCTTATTATTATTCAGACGATAATCCACTCCTAGTATACCTTTAAAGGTGAGGTTGGTTAACGGGGCATAACTTAAAGACTGTGAAGTTTGGAAACGTTTCACAGATTCCCGGTTATTCTGTAATGCTTCAGCTGTGTTTACAAAAAATTTCATTTGGGCAAAAGCATAATCATCCAAGGCATCCAAATCGGCTCCATAGTTTACTTGCTTGCCTTCGGTATTTGTATATTTAAAATTAGTTGCGGCTGCACCTTCCGTAAACCACAATCCTGTATATCCACCTTGGTTACCGTTACGGCTACGGGCAAAGTCCTGTATCACCATACCAAATGAATTCTGATACTCAAGAACTTTGTTGAATTTCACTCTTGAGCCGAAACGTAGGTCATACTTACGGTCTTCGTTCCCATTCTTTATCAGGGTACCGGTACTGTTGCTCATGTTCGCTCCAAAACTATAGCCATATTTTTCAGTTCCACCATCAAAGCCAATACGGTATTTTTGAGTAAATCCTATTTGATGCAACAATTCTTTTGTACGTTTAAAATGATAAAATTGTGAAGAAGCCACATCCGCCTCTAACTGGGTTTCAGCAAAAAAAGAAATCTTTTGCTCTGTTCCCTTTTTAGTAAAAATCTGGATGACCCCGTTGGCAGCATCTGAACCGTAAAGTGTAGTAGCTGCACCGCCTGTTACATATTCTATGTGGTCAATGTTTTCCATAGGAATATCACCTATAGAGCCAGTCACGGCACTGTTACCGCTTAAAGAGTTATTTAAGGTGGCTCCCGTATTCATATTATCCACACGTACGCCATCTACATAAATTACTGGAGTAGAATTAGAATAGGCAGATGACAGACCTCTTGATTTAACTAATGAAGTGGCGCCAGCTTGACCACTGGCCATCGTAATTTGCACATTAGGTAGGGAGTTCTGCAATATCTGATCGATTCGCCCTTGCTTCATACGTTCCAGTTCTTTACTGTTGACTGTCGTTACATTCGATGATAAACGCCGTTTCTGTACTTCTGCACCTTGCCCAGTTACTACAACCTCATCCAGTTTGAAATTGTCTTGGTCAAGCTCTACTTTAATGTTGTCATCCTGGTTTACAGCTAGCAGCTGAGTTTCATATCCTATATAGGACACTTTCAATTTAGATCCCTGGACAGCCGTTATCTGAAATTCGCCATCCATGTTAGTAACCGTTCCAATCGAAGGATTATCGCTTAGTACCAATGTTACTCCTGGCAATCTTTCCTGTGTTTTCTTGTCAAAAATAACACCTTTCATTTTAACCGTAACCACTTTTTTTGAGACCTCCTCATCGGATGTCAAGACGTAGCCCTTTTCTGCTTTTTTACGCTCTAATATTGTTTTCTGAGTAGCCATCATATAAGATGTGCTCAGCAAAACAGTCAAAACAATCAAAATACCTCTTCTCATTTTAGTACGTTAAGTAATTAATAAATTTGATTCAATAATATCTTTTACGTACTATTGACACAGAGTATGTTCAAAAGTGTATAACGGCTACATTTCTTTTGTATGTCAGTTTCATTTCAGCCATACTCACGTTATTTCTTTATGAAATGAAGGACATTGACAACCCTGCCTCTATTCAACATGATTTCTAAGATAATATTTCAGTAGCTTCAAAGATTGCGTATAGTAACATTTGACTGTGTTTATCGGTATATTCAATTCATCCGCTATTTCTTGATTGTTCAATCCCCTATATATTTTCAACAGGCAAATCTCCCGTTTGCAACTTGGCAGTTGCTTTACAGCCCAACGTAAATAGCCGAACTTCCTTTCTTCTTCAAGTTTTTCTTGTAAGCCATCATCAATAATATTATTCTGTTCAGTTCCTTTCATATCCTCTCTTGCGATTATATCATTCGTATCCCGAATCATATTTAACAAATAATTTTTCGTCATAGTATAAAGATAATTTCTCAAGTGTACTTTAATATGGCAAGTGGAGTGTACTTCCCACAGGTGCAAGAAAACCTGCTGAACGACATCTTCTGCGAGATTCCTATCTTGCAAATACCTGTACGACAGACCATAAAGCATCGAAGAATACTTATTGTAAAGCTGTGTAAAAGCATCTTGATTACCTTGTTTTAGTAGTGAAAACAAATATTCATCCTCATAAGTAACCTTTGTCATTATCATAACCTGGGTGTATTAAAATAGATTGCAAATCTATAGAGCAATTAAAACATACCTGATTACAAGAAAATTACATTTTAGTTACAAACTATATATACAAATTTGTTTTCAACATTTTTATTTTTAGCAAGAAAAAACACCTGGCATTTATATCCTAATTAGGGTTGAACACAGAATTAAAAAAATAATTCACAATGAAACCTCAGATATTAACTGTAGTTGAAAATTTATCAATGATTCGATAAATTGTCCTTTCTGCAATATTATACTCATCAGATAAATATTGCATGATATAAGTTTTTTTATGTCCTTCCTGTGATAAGCGAACATAATCTTGATATACGGGAATATATTTCACATCCCCAACATCAAGAGAAACACCATCCATTACTTGGAGGATGTTCCTATTCAGAATTAATAACTCATACGCATTCATACACTACCAAGATTCTCGACATACTTTACTCTATCTGCAACAGAAGTAAATTCCTCTACGGACAATACCGGTGGCGGAGCCATCATCATACCTCTTGCAACAGCTTTTGCAAGCATATCCTCACCCGTTGCCTGATTGGATGAGGTTGTTACGTTGATAGGAATGCCACCACCCATTTGGTTAAAGGCTGATAACAACGGAGCAAACATAGAAGTTGCAGCAGCCGTCATTTTCTCAAACGAGCCACTAGTAGCATCAAAAAGTAAAGCCACTTCTTTCGTTAGTTCCGCTTGGGAAGCAAGTAAATCATCTTCCACTTTACCTAATTCCCCGGTCTTACCCTTAACTTCATCCAGATTAACAGATATATCTTTCAAGGTACGGATATATTGCAGGCCGGCATCTTCTCCCGGACCGCCAAAAATATCTGCAATGGCAGTTCCGACCACCGCACTGCTTTCCGGTAGTTCATCCAACTTGGCAGATACTTCCTGCATGATTTGAAAAGTAGTCTTTGCTCCTGTCTGCAAATCTTTTTGAACTTGTTTAGAGCTGATACCGATACCATCCAATGCACTGGCTGTTGATGTAGTCATTTCCCGAAGTCGGGTATTCGCCTCTTTGATGGTATCAATTCCCTTATCAGAGAAAACACCTTGCTTATTGGTTTCTGCAATAATAGCGACGAACTGGTCCGCAGAGATACCAGCCTCTTTGAAGTATGCCGGATATTCTTTCAAAGCAGATAGGAACTCCCCATTTGCATCTGCCCCGGCAATGAAACCGTCTTTGATAACCCGCAGCGCTTCATCAGAAGATATACCAAACTGTTTTTCTACGGAATTGATAGCTGTCAACATATCCCGGAAGTCTTTACTATAGTAATCAGCCAAGGCTTGTACTTCACTTCGATAGATTTTCAAATCATCGCCAGACTTATCCGTAAATTGTTTCGTCAATTTGGTAGCTTCCTTTATCCCCTTATTGTAGTCATACCACCATTTGAAAGCAAAACCGACTCCGGCAACGCCTGCTATACTCATAAATACTGGATTTTTCAATAATGCCTTTAGCGTTGAACCTAAAGCAGATGCTTCTGTTCTCATATTGGAGAAAAAGCCTTTCACTCCATTTGAGTTTTGGGCGATATTCAACAAGGAGTTTGCAAAGTCATTGTTAATACCTACAAAATCTTTCAAAGCTTCCTCGTAATTACCGACATTGCGATAGAAACGCTGCGTACTCTCTTCCGCTTCTTTCAATTCATCGGTAATAGCATTTATCTTATCTTGCATCTCTTTACCCTTGGCACTGTTACGTTCCGCACGGCTTAACCTATCATAAGAAGCAGTCAGATTAGAAAGTTCTGCACGTAATCTAACTAAGCTACCTTCAAGCTCCGTCTGTTCCTTACGTTCATTCTGTATTTGCTTATTCAGAATTCGAATAGCCTCGTTCACTTCACGAGTGGCAATCTTGGTTTCAGTCAGTTTTATATTATATTCCTTACGCTCAATACGCCCTGCTTTCAAATTATCCTTTAAAGTCTGTTCTATTTTTCGGAGTACATCCAATTGAGTACGATATTTAGCAATATTACTAATAGCATCATCGTATCGTACCCGAATATCCAATACTCTTTCTTCCACATTTTCCATAACTATACCTCCAACTGTAATAATTTACACTCACATATCCCTGTATCTTCTGCCTTTACAGATAATATAGCATAATATCTACCATATTGACCTAAATAAACAGGAATAGCCACATCTAACTCTTTCAACTCGATATCACTAATTTCAACCTTTTCGCTAATCACAATCGGATTACGAATAATTTTCTGGTATGATTCATAGTTTCGACTTATCAAAGCATTCCACCCCAGCCCTTCAAATGAAGCTTTAGATTTGCCATTGTTATCTACCTCAATCAATATCCGTGGCTCCACACTATTCATTTCCCCGATAGTCTCACTACCGGAATATTTATACAATGGAATAGAAGCTCTACCAAAAGACATATCAGTGGCAGCAAATGGAAGTTCAATAGCAGTACGTTCCACCTCAATTGTTTCATCTTCCACATACAAGGCGCTATTATAATCATCCTTTACTGTATTATCTTCTTTCCATGTAAGTAAATTCTTTTGCGCAAAATTTTCAAGCGAGTAACTAATTTCTTGTGGTTTATTTTCTTTGAAAGGAGCAACCACTTTACGCGTCCAATCGTATGCCTTATTTCGATTCGATATAATATCACCCACAGAAAAAAAGCCCAAAGTAGTATCATTAACAACAACAGCAAATGTTCCGGATATTGTAGCAATCGTTTTGATAAAATCAACCTGCTTTATATCCGGCAGATTGAGGTTGTGTCAAAACGTTGGCACAACCTCATTTATATTTTAAGTTCTGCTATATTTTCTTTTGGCTATGCTACTTTTTCCTCATGCATTTGGCAACAAGTTGCTATATTCCAATTATATCGGGTTATAAATAGTCCCATAAACATATATTTGGCAACTGTAATGAGC